TATAAAAATGCTCTGAAGAATTATTGTTCCAATGAAGCTTTTATTGATAAAAATCTATTGAAATATTGTACAAAGGATTTTATGAGCGTTCTTTTTGATGGTATACATCATAATAAAAGGATACTCACTTTAGAAGAATCATTATGGGGGAATCCTGAAATTGAATTTTGCGATTCTATGAAATCCAGCACTAGTGCAGGCTACCCTATGAAATATGATATATATAATATTAAGAAGATTTTGTTTGATCCTAAGAATCCACGAGATTCGACTAATCCTGCTTTTAAAGAATGCAAGGAGAATGTTGATGAGATTATTGATAATGCTCGTAAAGGAGTTAGAATGTTACATGTTTTTACAGATTGCTTGAAGAGCGAAAGGCGAAAGATTGCTAAAGTTGTCGAAGGGATGTCAAGACAGTTTAATGGTTCACCATTTTACTACTTTGTGTCAATTCGTATGTATTTTGGAGCATTTACTTCATTCATCCATACTAATTCTATAAAGAATAGCATGGTGACTAGTATAAATCCATTCTCTGAGTCCTGGAACACTATAGCTCAAGATTTATCTAAATTTGAGCTAGGTAGTGAACCTATGGTATGCGATGGTGATTTCGCTCATTTCGATGGTAGCATGCTTACTGAGTTCGCCGATGAAATATTGTACATAATTAATAAATGGTATAATGATGGCAATGATCATATAAGGAAGATACTGTGGTTGGAGGTGACTAATTCCAGACATATATACGGGAATGTAATTTATGAATGGTTTGGTTCTCTAGTTTCAGGTCATCCTTTAACTTTAATTATCAATTGTATGACTAATTTATTAGCACATAGATATTGTTTCTATTCAGTTCATCCTAAGAGTGTGAAATTTCATGAGGTTGTCTCAATTAAAGTGACTGGTGATGATGTTATCATGTCGGTCGCTCAAGCTTACAGAGAAACTTTTAATGGAGTTGTTATACAAGACTTAATGTTGAAATTAGGTTACACTTATACTTCAGCAACCAAAGATGATACAATAGTTCCATTCAAGCGTTTAACTGAAGCTCAGTTTTTGAAACGAACTTTTAGGTTTGAACCCTTGCTTGGACAATATATAGGTCCTTTAGATTTAAAGACTATTGTCGAGATACCACTATGGACAAAGAAGCATGATTCTTTAGCTATAACTATAAGTAACATAACAGAGTTCTTTGATGAGTTATGTTTACATGATGACGTAGTCTGGGATACTCTTG